GAATTAAGGATTCGGGCTTGTTAAATCAGAAATTCCATTCCTGAGAAGTTTTCTCATTAACTATATTATACTAAATTTAAGTTCAAAAGTCAAGAACTATTTTGACCGTAGCTAAGAATATGAATCTTCCATTATGTCCTTGAAATAATTATATACTTCCGTTTTGTTCTCTGTAAGGGATAGTAGCTCTACTAAGCCAGCAAACATTTCCCTTGAGTTTGTTAAATCTAGTGGCATCGACACTCCTTGTTTCGTTGCTTGCCACTCACCTTCGAAGTCTAAATAATACTTCCTAAAGTGTAAATATTCCTTTCCATAGAATGTGTTAACTACTAAGCGTATCTGCTCGTAGCCGTCTTCGCTCTCGTGAATGATACGAGAATAAAATTCTGGTTCCTGAAATAAATCTACCATCGTGTGTTCCTCAATATGCTAGACAGAGGGGTTATATTCGTCACGTTGGCAGGTCTTAATAAGCGATAAGAATCTGTGTCCCAGCACCATAAAAGAACTGTGTCTTTTGTTGGTCGGGCTCTGTTACGTTTCTTTTGTATATAGGGAGTTGTGAAATCTAAAGTGCATACATTGTACTTTAACTTTCGTGAGTTCGTGCTTCTATAGGTGATTATTGCATCACCACAGTCGTTTACTCTTTTTATAAATTCGTCTCTTTTCACGAGTAGTTCCTTGTTTGGTTGTAAGAAACCACGCTAGCGGGTATGTTTGATTCAAGAAATATGCTAAAACTTTTGAATGAAAAAATACTAGGGGAAGCTCACTTCCCCTAGCATCTCAGGTGGGTTAACCGTTTACTGCGTTGATTACTCCTGCTAGATATTGTGCTGCTTTGCCTGATAGTTTGCTGATAATATCCATATCTGCTTCCTGTCCTGCATCAGTGATAGCACCTGCAAGTTCTTGATGCATCGCATCTTTACTTACTCTACCACCGCCAGCTGATCCGCCAGTAGACCCTGTCGCAGGGTTCTTTTTAACATATACGCCTGCCCTTGTAAGAATCATTCTAACTCCATTTGGGCTCTCGCCTAACTCGTCAGCAATGTCTTTTACTATCTCCATACTTGTTTCTGGAGTAGGGTCTTGTTCTGTATACATTGTAATCGCTTGTGCTTTTGATTCGTCTGTCCAAGCCATTCTACGTCTCCGTTTTGTACCTCGATAGCCTGGATAAGACCCAGTTGCTTCGAGTTGTTGTTTATAAAATCTATCTCCCATATTTATATTATAGAAGATATAACTAATAAAGTCAAGAACTATTTAGTGGGAGGCTCTCCATAAAGCATCTTCTGCTCTATTGTCTGTCCATTTTTCTCCACAGTCCTTGCATGTCATTACTGGTACTACTATAGCTACAGACCTTTGGTCTATATCATATTGTACTATGTCAGCTCTCTGATTTATGTTGAGGCTGTTGCAGTTTGGACAGTTCATGGTTCTCCTTCATTAGTTGTTCTACTTTTTGATACAGTCCGTATAATTTACGATTTAACTCGCGTATCTCGCGCTCGTGTGCGTTGGACGGGGTACCGTGTTTATCGTCAGTATCATTCTCCATTTTTTTATTATAACAAATACTACACCAAATGTCAAGATTTATTTTTCTTTTGGTGAGGTCTTTACTTGACCTCCTCCAAATATTTCAGCTTCTCTTCTGCCGCAGCTGCTATAGCCACCTGCTCGTCGATTGCTGAAATTACATCTGAATGTTCGCCAATTCCCACAGGGTTTAGCAAGTATATTCTAATATTGGCATGGGCTGCCGCTATGTCGCCTTCATATTTTAACTTAAGTGCGTTCTTTATTTCGTCTTTCATTCATCTCTCCCTAGAAGTGATAGTACAAACTGCTTTGTAAACGCTTCAGTATGTAATATAATTATTAGTAAAGCTGGTGCCATAACTAATGAGAATGTAAAGCACAGTGCGAAATACATTTTCTTATGGTCTACCACTATATTATTAGGCTCCATGTGTTTTGCTATTTGATAAGCTGGGTGCCAAACTGTTATTAGAGTTGTTAACGCTCCTGATACAGCAAAGACCCCATAAAAGTATAATGCTTCCATATAATCTCCTTATCACTCGAACGTTACTCCATATTCTTTTAAATGTTCGAGACTTCCTAAACGATATGCTAGTGAGAGGGCATTGAATCCTAACTTCTTTCTCCCGTTCCACCAACCTAGCGTTTTTATTGATTCATCATACGCAAATAGTTCATAGCAATAAATGGAATACATCTTAGCACCGTACTTTTCTTCATAATCTAAAGTGCCAATGCCAGGTCTAGAGTTTTGATACTCTATTGTCCATTCCTTTCCTATAATACAAGGCATATGATATCGAGAGCTCCATGCGATTTCTCCTTCATGAAACTCCTCTTTTAAACACGCATCAGGTAATAATACTTCTGATGCCTTTTCATCCCCTACGGGACGTCTAGGAACTCCTACTCTGTCAATTATTCCCTTGACAAAAGCAGCAGACCTATATAAATTTTTAGCTATATCTGTTATATTATCTCCTTCAATATAGTCAGTTATTGCTCTTTGAATTTCATGTTGTTGAGCAGGCTTTCCTTTATTTCGAGCCTTTCTGTCGGCTATTCTATCCTGTTCTTCTTGAAATTCTGTTAAGATGTTATTTAATCTAGTCGTATTATAACTGATTCTCAACATCTCACACGCTACCTTCTTGGTAGCGCCGTCTTCGAGTGCTGCTAATACTCTTTTTATATTAACATCACTTAAATCTTCGTAACTTTTTGCTCTTACACCTCGTTTTGCCATTTTAATGTCCTATTAATGCTGATAATATAAACCAGAAAGTAGCACATAAAACTATGGAGGAAACGAAGACTATAATTATACTGTGTTTTAAAACTATTTTCTTCATTAGTCGCTGTCCTTTTGTAATTCGTCTTCGTACTCTCTAAGCTCTCGTTCACTTTCTAACTCTAGCATACCTAATAATATAACTGCGTAATGAATTATTTTATACAGGTCTGCGTCATTTCTTCCCTCTTTTTTGCCATATCTTTGGGCATATTTAAGGATATTTCCTATACAGAAGCCTTCACCATGTTCAGCATCAAATATCACTTCCGTACTTTGAATACTGCCCCTAGAATAATGTTCTTTATAAGTATTTCTTATGTAGTCCTTAACAAGATATAAAATATAATCTTCATTAAATTTATAGCTTACGTCTTTTTTTGGCTCTGGCATCCTTTTTCTCCTTAAATTTGTCATACTTCTCTAAACACCAATCTCTCGTATCATAGTATCTATCGTTCTGCATTATAATTGTTGCTAGTAATATCCATGCCATAGCACTAAATAAGAACTTAAATACAGTTGCTGGGAATAAAAATACTTCCATTAACAATCCTCCTGCCAATTATAGATTTTATCTTCTATAAATTCTTCTGGGGTTGTCTCTAACTTATCATGTACTTCGTACCAGTCAAAGTCTTCGGGTAATTCCTCGATTTCTAACTCGTCTAATAACCACTGAGTGATTTCATCGTCTTCTATCTCGTTAGTATCACCTTCTACGTCTTCATTAGACCAAGATGTGTTCCCAACAAATAGTTTAAATTCATCTTCATAGTTCATTCTGATACTGAACTTACCAAACTTTTCCAAATGTTTAGCAAGATTAGTTCCAAACTCGTGTGGGGGTGACCAAGCGGAGTATCCTGCAAAAAATCCTTCTTTATCTAAATCTTCTACATAACACCACTTCGCTCCAACATTATTTACATAATAATCCCATGAGCTCTCTAAATACCCATCACTATCATACTTGCCTTTAGGCATAAATGGTAGTAAATCAATATCTATTAGTTCTTCTACTGTGTAAGTTTTACCCCCAAAAATAGGTCTTTTAACTATTTCTGTTTTCATACAGTTACTAAATTCTTCCATTACGGCTTCATCACCGCCTACGTTTACGTTGTAATATACATGATTTGCCACTATATGTCTCCTTCTTTTCTATGTTCACTTCTTGCCACCTCGAAACCATTTGGGTATCTGGCTTCTAATTTTTTGATGTTCTCGTCCATCACCTGATCGGGTGTATAGCCTAAAGCTACACAACCTTGTACCCAATACCATAGAATATCACCTAACTCTCTTTTCATATGGAATCTTTCACTCTCGTTGAACTCTTTACCTTGAAATACTATTTTCTTTAGTATCTCAGTAAACTCTCCACTTTCAGCTAACATTCCTATCGCTGAGGTTAATACTCTAGGCACATTGATATTATCGCAGGCTTCTAATTTAGAAGTGCTGTCGATAAATGCTAGAAACTTTTTAGATTCTAGACTTGTTGTTGTATCTACGAACTTTGCGTAGTCATCTATTTTGCTCAATTTTATCCTTTTTACTTTTAAATTCTTTCCATCTTAGAAATGTTTTTGTTTCTAAGTCCCAAAACAACCCTTTATAGCAGTTGTCCAATTCTTTTATTTCTTGTCTGCTCAATGCAATCTCCTTGAATTTTTATAATATTTTGCCAGCCAGGCGTCTCTCTGTTCCACAGTATATGTACTAGGAAAGCATACTGTTATTAATGGCTTATCTTGTAATACGATTCTCATAATCTGCTAACTCCTCATTCCACCACTCTGGTTTATTTCTAAACTTCCAGCTGGCGAACTTTGCTTTGTCTTTGTGATAGAACTGGCGATACGACTGTATGGTATTGTCGGACTTAAGATTGTCTGGCATTGCCATTGCAAAGGGTGTAACCCCAGTTCTGGGTAAATGTATAGGGTCAGGTAGTCTGAGAACCACCTCCTGCACGGATTTATGTGATTTTCCATATCTATATCCATACTCGTCATTAAGGGCGAGTGCATAACAGTATAACCACTCGTAGTTGTCGAGTGACTCCCTTGCCCAAATAGTGCAGGGGTGGTTATGCATAGTAGGAAGATAGGGATACTCGCGAGGCTCAATAGATTTGACCTCTCGGAGTGTTTGTAATTCTTCTTTGTTAAGTTTTCTTGGTGCATATCCTATAAATTTGTCTATCCAATGTGTAGTGCATAACATCTGTGCTGCCTCTAAAGGCATTTTCACTATATGCTTGTCTACGTGGTACTCAGCACATTTATCTATATCGTTATCTAAGATAAATATATTCATAGTAGTATTATACTAAATTTAAGTTTATAAGTCAAGAAATATTTTGAGGGGAGGTGGGAACAACACCTAACTTAATAGGTGTTGTTGTGTTGACTTGCTTCAGCAGAACAGAGTGTATTCTGTAGATAATCACCTCCTTCATACTCTGCGCAAATGCGTAGCTGAAGGAATTAGTTATTTACTGTTTATTTTATCCTTTGCTGTCCCTGCGTATAGTCCAAACCAGGCTGCACCTGCTCCGACTACTATGGATATCAGACCCGATTGCTCGAATGAGGGGTCGGGTAAATCCATGAACCAAAAAGTAGTATAGTATAATAAATACATATAAATACTTAAAAAGGCTCGAGGGAATAGACGCCATGCGTCTATCATTTGTGAAAACCAGATTACCTTTTGCCAAGGATTATCAGGCTCTCGTTCATTCTCCATCTCCATGATTTTAGCTTTTAATTCGCCAATCTCTGAGACCATAGCCATGAACTTATTAAGGTCTATTTCCACTTCATTACGACTCATGTCGCCTTGAAATGCTTCACTAGGTTGTGACATTATTTCTCCTTAGCTTTCCCTACGTTAAGTGCTAGTAAATCTATAAATTTATATAGCTTGCCTATCCACTCATCATCTTTAGGGGTAGGTGTTGATGCTGCAACTATACTTGCTATAGTTACTATCATCGTTATGTAGCCAATTAATTCAGCCATTTATTTCTCCTTTGAGCCGCTCTTGCAGCTCCTTGACCTCTAATTCTAGTCTAGAGATCTCGCTCACATTCTTGCACACTTTGAGCTGTTGCTCTAAAATGGCAATCCCTATGGTTAAGTTATTAACCAGTGCCTCGTTTCGGGGCACTTACTTGAAATCCTTTATCCATTTATGGATAGGGTCTTCCTTATCAAGTGGGGTTATATCCGTCCCGTAGATCTTTTCTGTTTTGTATTTCCAATGCCCTTCTTCAAGAGCCTCTTTAATCCAATCACGAGGGTGCCCATACTTATCGGCATCTACCTCGAGTGTAATCTTTATTTCATATGTCTGTAAATTATTTTCCATCTTCTTCCTTTTTAGGTGGCATTGTTACTTTTCGGTAATATACTACTACGTCTTTCATTTCTGTAATATATCGTTTTAACTCCTGCATATTACCTGACATTACTTCATAGTCAGGTACAGACATAGCTAAAAATATTAATTCGCCTTCTTGATCTTTTATACTCTCAAGAAAGGCATCTAAATTCTGTTCTGTTACTGCGAACCATCTTGGTTCTTTTAAGTCAATTTCACGAGGCATAATAGGCTGCACTATGGTTCTATCCATAGGCTTTGCCTTGACTTCTATCTGTTTAGTTCCCAGTATGCTGCAACTGGAGACCATCATCGAGATCGTCAACAGTGCCACTAAGTTTTTCGATATCCTCGAATATGTGTTTTGTTCCATTGTTTATTTTCCTTTCCATTTCAACTGGATCTTCTAAAATTTTTGCTGCAAGTTTATAGTTACGGATAAAATCTGAGTACCTATTCAACTCTCTTTGTGCTTTCTGGCTTGCCAGAGTTTGACTCTTTAAAGCCTCCGTTTGCAAACTAAAGTCTGCTTCTAAAGAAGCGATTGCCTCTTTTTGTGTTTCTACAGCTCCTTCAAGTGCCATATTGTTTGCTGCAAGAGTTTGATTTTCTCCATACAACCACCAACATGCTATACCTAAAACTGCAATAAGCCCTATTAAAAACTGGTTCATAATTGTTCTATCCTATAGTTTAGTCCATCAGCTCCTCGTATTTCCACTATGTCTCCTTCGTGTGTTTTGAACTTAAGGTATTTATCTGTCTTTTTTAAAAACTTTTTTACTGTGAACTCTTGGTCGTCTTGGTCTCCCCATGTATTATTGTAACTCACTAACAGAGTATATCTTGGGAAGAACTTTGCTATTAACCAAAGCCAGAAGGCTTTGAATTTAATTATTACTTTTTTTCCCACAAGTCTGCCTCTGCTTGTCTTCGTGCTGTTAGTCCTGCAAGCACCTTGCCTGCAGCTTTGTTCCATCTGAGCATTTCAGAAGGAACAGATTCCTTGTCCCCTGCGTTTAATTTCTTCAGAAGCGTACTACTACTTAAGTTTCCAACTCCTAAATTATATGTCCATGATGTTAATGCATCAAATTCATTTTGTAGGAGAGACACATCAACTACACCTAATACTTGTGCGCCGAACTCCTGTAATTCTTCTTGTAAATCCCTTTCTGCTTGAGGCTCTGTTATTTTGTCCCCTTCTTTTACGTTTTTAGTGCGACCATATCCTATAGTCCACACATTTGCTGGGCATAGATAAGCTGTATCTTCGAAACCTTCGAAGTGCTTCACCATATCTATACAT